TAACCTCTATGCGTCATTCGCTGCGTCAGTAGTAAAGAATAACTTAATGCCCAACAAACGAGCATCACCACTTTGAGCGTCTGCTGAAACATCACGATTGATCTGAAAGAAACATAAATCTGCTGCTGCAGGACTTCCCGCAATAGTAACTGCGCCACTTTCTACTGAAACCATTAAATCATTAGATGTACCAGAGTGAGCCAAAGCAGTAGTTGCTACAAGTGAGCCAAAGGCTGTGTTGATTGTATCATCACTGGATACTGCAATACCACCTAGCTGCCACGCAACAGTGCCTGTGTTGGTTCCTGTTACAGTCCAGAAAGGTTGGAATGTTACTGTGCCTTCGTTCCAACTCTTTGGAAATGCAACTGCAAATTGTGCAAACTCATCTGCGCCTGTCGCAAAGTCTAAGACCTTTAAGTCAGGACGAAGTGCTGTAGTCTCAACCTGAGTCAAGTCAGAGCAGGGGTTAGTTGTAGATGGGTACATAGAAGAAGAGGGAACCCAGATTGTTTCTTTGCCAACTTCTTTAAGTGTACCCGCCCCATCAACTAGATTAAGTTCAGCAGCAGTACTAGTTACACCGTCCAGAATATTTAACTCAGCAGCAGTACTTGTAACATTAGTACCACCAATATCTAGTGTAGTCATTTGTACTTCACCAGCGACAGTAAGTAGTCCATCAGCTAATGTCATTAGATCAGTATCGTCAGTGTGTCCAATAGTTGTACCGTTGATAAGTACATTGTCTATATCTAAAGACCCGCCTGAAATAAGACCTGTTGTAGTAATAGCAGAAGCGCCAGTATCAATAGTGCCAAAACCGCTAGTAATAGAACCTGCATTTAAAGCACCTGTAGTAACCATATTAGAGCCACCAACACTTTTACCCGACATATACGTAGAAAGAGTATCTACTTTAGTCATTCTCATTGTGCCGCCATCGTTAGTCAGAAAGCCATCGCCATCTGCTACGGCTGTTGTGCCTCTGGCAGTGCCACCGTCTATAAGATTAATCTCAGCAGCAGTAGAAGTAACACCGTCCAGAATGTTTAGCTCTGCAGTTGTACTGGTAACACCATCAAGTAAATTTAATTCTGTAGCTGTTGAAGTTACTGCTACATTTTCATTAATTTTAGGAGAGGTTAAAGTTTTATTTGTTAGTGTGTCTTCTGATACGAGAGATACTAATGTTGAGTTAGCTCCAGCAGGGAGCATAAGAGTATTTGTTACACTAGCTGAGTGAGGTTGACCAAATACTTTTTGGCCGTGGCTGTTGCTTTCACAGTTAAATACAATAGCGGCTGAGTTAGTATTGCCTCGTACAACTACTGTACCTGTGCCATTAGGTGCTAAGTCAAGTGTAGCATTAGAAGTTGTAACAATATCTTTGCCGTTCATGTCTAGGTTACCACCTAGCTGTGGAGTAGTATCTTCTACAACGTTAGCTATATCTGAGCTTGAACCAGAGCCAGCAAGGAAAGTACTCCTAGTAATCTTTTTAATTCCACCGCCCGAAGTATCAAGGACTATGATTACATCATCATTAGCTGCAGTACTTATCTCAGATAGATCGCCTATTGTACTATTACTTACGTCAAGAATATTTAGTTCTGCTGCAGTGCTTGTAACACCGTCAAGAATGTTTAACTCAGCTGTGGTAGATGTTACACCATCAAGTAGATTTAACTCTGCTGCAGTAGAGGTAACACCATCTAAAATGTTAAGCTCTGCTGTTGTAGCAGTTACTCCGTCAATTAAATTAAGTTCTGCTGTTGTAGCAGTTACGCCATCTAGAAGATTAAGTTCAGCAGCAGTGGAGGAGATAACTGTACCATTAAAATTAATAGCATCTAAGTGTGCTGTACCGTCTATGTAAATATCACGCCACTCTTGACTTGCAGAGCCTAAGTCAAATGTACTGTCTGTGTTAGGAATAATACTTGAGTTTACGTCAGCGCCAAACACAACATTATCACTAGCTGCATCACCAAGAGTAAGAGTACCACCATTAAAAGTAGTAGTACCTGTTACTGTTGCATTACCTGCTACCGTAAGATTACCACCTACAGCTAAGTTACCTGAGATGTCAGCAGCACCATTCATATCAATAGTAGTAGCAGCAATCTGTATCTCTGTGTCGGCTACAATATCTAGCTGACCATTAACACTAGAGTTAATAAAGATAGCAGTATCACGAAACTGTATCTTCTCTGTAGTAGCAATAAGTATGTCATCAGAGAACTCAAAGTAGTCCTCATCTTCCATCCACTTAAAAGCACCGTCATTACTACCGCCATTAAAGTTTATAGTTATGTCACCAGCATTTGTACCAATAGTAATATTGTCTGCTAGTAGTCCAGTAATAGGACCACCCTCACCAGCAGTACCGTCATGTGTGTGGCCTGAACTAGCAGCAAAGGCAGCTAGAAGCTGATCGTACTCGTTGTTAAACAGGTCCGAAGTAATGACATCGCCATCAGTAAAGGTTGATTGTCTTGTGTATGTAGCGCCCATTTAACGTCTTGCTCCTAATTGATATTCGAGTTGGAAACCTTTAAGTGAATAAGGTGCCGACTCACCACCATCATTTATTCTTAATATAACAGAAAAGCCTGAGCCTTCTACAGGCTGTCTTACGAGTGGTTGTGATGCTCCACCAAAAACAAATCTAATTGCACCACCTATAACACTGAATACAGCTGAACCGAATTGAGCAGCTACAACAGAAGAGTCTAAGGGATAAGCTGCAGGTCTAGGAGAATCTGCGCTTTCGTTATCATACCTTATCAAGAGGTCAGCATCAATTGCAGACTCTGGTTTGTAGTTAATAATAACCCTTTGCATATGCTTACGAATACCTGTGTCACCAAAAGACAAGTCAGTACTTCTGTACTTACCTAGCAAGGGTGTACCGTCAAAGGTGTTACCTTTTTCTTGCCTGTGTATGAAGCCAGTAAAGTCTCCATGCAATACAATTACATTACCTGCTTGCACAATAGTGTCGGTACAAGACGGTCTAATTCCACGTAGTTCAGAGAACTCAAATCCATCTTGTTTCATAACACAGATAATACCTCTTGTAGTATTAGCTGCTGTATTTTCTTTAGTAAAAAATATTCTGTACTGTGTCTTATCTTGGATAACAACACTCTCAAAGGATGCAGAGTCTTTAATATTAGCATCAAAGATAGACTGCACGTTTCTACTTATTGTACCAAGTTCTGTGTCACCAATATTTACAGTAGCAGCAACTGTTCTTAATCCGTCAGGACCAAGAAATACTAAGTCACCACCAAATTCTTGGATAGTGTCACCATTAATACAACCGATGTTTCTTGTGACAGGTACAATAGCAAAGTCACTTGAAGTATTACCTGTTAATTTAAATATTCTGTTTTCGCAAAAGATAAAAAGACTATCACGAAATACTTTAATTCCTGTAATTGTGTCGTCTACTCTAATGCTGCCTGCAGGTAAAGATCCACCAGTACCAAACCCATCTTCGTTAAAGCCTTCACTAAAGTTTAATAGTTCTGGGGTAGTAGATTTACCAGCGTAAAACATATGAGACTTGTAGGAAACAACAAACTTAGAACCTGCAACAGCACTTGCACTGACATCAGTAGCACTAAGAGCTAAGTTAAAAACTACAGGTGCGTTTACACCATCGACGAATATAATCTTTTCATTACCGTCAAAGTTAAAACGTTCAAACCTATACTTAACAGCATTAGTTCTGCCCGTATCTATCTCTGTCCAGTTAGCCGAGATAACATCTCTAAGACTGTGAGCCGCTGCAGAAGTACCTTCTCTTGCTCTTGTCACACCCGTAAACTCATTTGGAGTAGATGATGTATCTACACCTGTGTAGGTAAATAGTTCTGAGTTAATTTGAAATGTACCGCTTGTTGCAAAACTTGAAACTGAAGCTACATTTACTGTACCTGAACCTGTCATAGCTGTATTAATTGCTATAGAATTAGCTATCTCAGCAGATGTAGAAGAGAATATCTTCTCGCCTCTGCAAGCT